AATTATAGTAAAAGCATTAGTTAAGCCATTATCTAAATCAACGGCAGGAGCCCATTTAGTACCATTCCACTTCAACACATAATTAGTAGTTGGAACGCCAGTTACTAAAACATCAGCTAATCCACTTAAAGATGAAACTGGAAGGTTTATATAGGTTGTAGCCGATATTGTAGTTGCGCTTAGTGAACTGAAATAGAATCCTGCACTCGCTGAGTCACCTGAAGCATTTATATAGTTTGTATTTAGAGTATCTAAGTCCCAGTGTACTGCCGATCCAATGTGAGAATTTAAAGCACCTGATATTCCAACAGTAGAAGCTTCTATATTAGATACTAAACTACTTAGAGAACTATTGGTTGAACTTAGGACATACTGTGGGTGGTCATTTGCGCTAAGATTTAATAATTGATTATGTGAAGATACCGGCAAATTCTGATAAGTTGTGGCGGATACTGTTCCGCCTTTAACTGTTCCACTGACTCCAACAGACTGCTTGTTTATAAATGTGCTAGTGGAATAGTCGTATGTTATTAGATCTCCGTCGATTAAACTTGAAGCAAGATTGAATCCTACTATGTCATTTAGTTCTGACACGTTTTCAATTTTTACTAGTATCTTACCAGCATTTGGATGAGATCTTAGAACAATTCCAACTGGGTGGGATTCGTATGGAGCAGGGGGCCTTACGTTATTTAATTGTCCATTAGAAGAAACATATAAGAAATCCCCAGCAGCAAAAGCAGACGTATTAAAGTTATAACTAGGAGTACTTTCTATAATTCCTTCTACAACAATAAGACCATTTTGATTATGTGCGATTTCTGTTTGTACTAATCCTGCAACGTGATTTGAAAATCCATATGCTTCTGGAACGTGATTATTAACAGAAGAAAGAATGTGAACAATTGGCACATCACCTTGAATACCACTAATTGTAACCGGAGTTCCTATTGTTAAAGTAGACCCAGTTTCATTTCTTACGGTTAATACTATATCTTGTGCCTGTTTCCAAACTGCTGTAGAGCTTGGAAGATTGTAATAATTTGTAGCTGAAATATCTATTGAAGATAAGCCACTAGCTACAACTCTAGTACCTGATATATTTGTGGCTGATAGATTTACTGCTGATAAAGACGATACTCTGTAATTATAAAGATAAGTCCCACCACCAGCGGATACAAAGTTAGCTGATAGGTTTGGAACAACGTGAAGAGGAACCCAATTTGATAGTGTGTCGCCTTGCCAAATTCCTGACGTTCCGTTCCAAGTTAGTGGACTTCCATCTTCTAAGAATGTGAAAAATGCATCGCTCGAAACAGTCGTAGATCTTTGTACGTTATCTAAATCTCCTATAAAAAACTGTCCTGGTTGAATTTGACCTACACCATACCCAACCTTTGCCGCTCTCCAGTCATTTGTTGCAGTGGTATAATATAAAACATGACCGTTATCTGGAGTAGGTACAGTCACATTTGCCAAATCATCTAATACGGTAGCTGTAGTTAAATAATTACCTAATGACCCAGTTGTAACGTATCCAAGTCCTGCAATATATCCAGTTGTAGCAAGGTTTAATGGGGATGCTGTCGGAGATATGTTTACCCAATTAGACCCTGTGAAATAAACTATTTGACCGTTAGAAGCTCCTGTAATTGAAACATCTGCCAACCCATCAAAGTTTGTGGATGTTGCAAGATAATTTGAATTTGCAAATGAAGTTGTAACGTAATTACTTAATTGAGCAGTTGTGGCATAACCAAGACCAGCAACATACCCAGTCGTAGCAAGATTTAATGGAGCTGCTGTGGGAGAAAGGTTAGCCCAGTTAGATCCATTGTAATATAAGACATGGCCTGTAGTTGGTGATGTTACAGAAACATTTTGTAGTTCTTGAAGATTTAAGAATCCCCAAGCGGGCTCTCCAACTTGATTTTCATATCCACCAATACCAGCAAAAGGATCTAGTAGTCTTATAATTCTTCCATAAAGACTTGGACCACCAGACAAATAAGCCCATCCGCTAACTCCAGCAGCGTTATTTTTAGTAAAGGGTATTTTACCCCAATCTGCATTTGCAGTTCCACCGCCGATACTTCCAAGCTTATTAAGACTATTACTATAAGCCTGAACAGTTGTTCCAATAGTAGAGTTAGCTAGGAAGTTTGAAGCGACATATCCAGTAGTCGCAAGATTAAGAGCAGTCCCAGTTGGTGAAGTATTTTCCCAATTAGAGCCATTGTAATACAGAACATGACCAGTTGTGGCAGTTAAACTAACATCAGCTAAATCATTTAATACTGTTGCGGTAGTTAAATAATTTGTAGCTGCTACAGAAGTTAATAAGTAAGATCCAAGTTGTGTAGTTGTTGCGTAACCAAGGCCAGCAATATAACCTGTGGTGGCAAGATTTAATGGAGCAGCAGTTGGAGATATATTTACCCAATTAGTTCCATTGTAATAAACAATATGACCTGTAACTGCCCCTGTAACTGCAACATCAGCTAGTCCATCAAAGTTTGTGGATGTAACTAAGAAATTACTATTAACATAGCTTGTACTTGCTTTATTTGAAAGATCAGTAACTAAGTTTGCTACAGATGTTTGTGGTATTCCGGTGAAATTTGTTTCACATACGCTAAAACTTATAGTATTAGACCCAGTTCCATTTATTATTACTTTGTTATCAGTGGAAGTTAATGTTAAAGTAGTTTGCCCAGTACTAGCAACTGGATCTGTGCCAGTTGGAACATCAACAGTTAGGAAGTAAGGAATTCCTGTTGCTCCTGTATTAGTTCCATTAACCCAACTGTTTGTTGCTGTAGTGTAAACAAGTATTTGGTTATGAGTTGGACTTGTTATAGTAACATCAGCTAACCCGTCTAATACTGTAGCAGTAGTTAAGTAGTTTGTAGCTGCGACAGAAGTTAATAAGTAGGAGCCTAATTGAGAGGTTGTTGCATATCCAAGACCGGCGACGTAACCAGTGGTAGCAAGATTTAATGGGGCAGCAGTTGGTGAAAGGTTTACCCAATTAGATCCATTGTAATAAACTATTTGTCCGTTAGAAGCCCCCCCGACAGCTACATCAGCTAAACCATCAAAGTTTGTAGATGTTGCTAGGAAATTAGTATTGACATATGTTGTTGTAGGTCTATTTCCAAGATCTGTAGTTAGGTTAGCTACCGAGGTCTGGGGAATACCAGTAAAGTTTGTCTCACATACGCTGAAGTTTATTGTATTAGATCCAGTACCGTTTATTACTACTTTATTGCTTGTCGATTGAAATGTTAAAGTTGTTCCAGTTCCAGTTGTGGGATCTGTACCTGTTGGAACATCGACCGTAGTAAATCCTGTCCCTCCTCCCCCTGTAGAGTTTGCATTTACCCAAGCGTTAACAGAGGTTAAATAGGTTAAAACTTGATTATTAGTTGGAGTTGCAGTTATTGAAACTCCATTCAAATCATTTAAATCAAATGTAGATATATCGTTTAGTGTAGCTAAAGATCCTAAACCTAAAATTGTTCTTGCTTCACCAGCATCACCTGCTTCAAATGTTTGTAAAGCATAATTTGTTATAGTTGCAGTTGTAGCAGTGTTTACCCCCGTTGCATCTGGATTAAAAACAATTACAGTACCTGGGCTTACAGGATCGAGTGCATTTATGGAAGCTAATAATGGACCTAGGGTTGTACCTCCTGCCAAGTTGTATGCACTAACTGTACCATTGATAGTAACATTTCCAGAGATAGTTAAAGAGCTAGCGGCTGGTTCTATTCCGCTAACAAACAGAGTCTTTAATTCAACTAAACTTCTAGGCTCCCCGGCTGCGTCATAGCCAGCACCGAGGGGCCTATTGTTGATTGTGTAATCCATAATTACTTCTTAAATGGGTTCTTCTTTTCCTCTTCTTCGTCTTCTGATTCCTCTTCCTCTTCGTCCTCAAACCCTTCTTCCTCACCAGTATCCTCTTCTTCCATTTCCTCCTCGCCTTCCTCTGGGATATCAACTTCTGATCCTCCACCCTCTCCTTCGCCAACTTCGGACTTTATTGAAGAAAGAAGGTCTTCAATTCTTGATACAATATCATTTATATCATCTGTGCTTACTGGCTCTGTGACTTCTTCTTCGCCCTCCTCGCTTTCCATTCCTTCCATGCCCTCTTCTGGCATTTCTTCTTCGGCTCCTTCTTCTGGAGGCATTTCACCTTCCATACCCTCTTCGGCTGGCATATCTTCAGCCTCGACTTCCCCAGCAGCCATTTCAGCGTCTGTTGGTTGAGGAGCTTCGCCACCCATTTCAGGGCTATCCTCTCCTGGTATTTCTTCTTCCTCGCCCTCTGGAGGAATTATTGAAGTTCCGTCTTCTGATGTGGCTGGAGCCGCACCTGGAGCACCGGCTAAGGCTGGCTTTAACATCTTTAGAATAGTTCCAATCTTGCCAAGGTCATCGGCTACCTGAGCAAAATCTAAATACTGTAGAAGGCTAGTCTCATTGAGATCCTTCTTATAGCCAGCCTCTGAGAAGACTTCGTTTAAGAAGTCTACAACATCAATACACTCAGCACCATTCTTTTCCTTTAAAACTTCTGAGAACTCTGAAAGTGTTTGCTTTATGACAGAGTTCTTTGGAGCAAGCTTTGAAAGGCTGCTGATAATAACCATTTCCGTCTTTAGTAGGTTTGAGAATGTTGGAATGTCATTTAGGTTGTTGACATTTATTCCATACTTTTCATTAAGAATGTTTATGATGTAACCCTTTACTGGCTTCTTCATCTCAAATATAGTTGAGACAAAACCATTGATATCCTTGTTTGATATCTTTAGGTCTGATAGGCCAAGAGAGTTTTCAAGTATATTTGATAGCTGCTTCTTAGTGGCAAGAGCAAAGTAAGGAATCTTTGTGATAATCTCTGCGACCTTCTCCTCAACTCTTGATCTCTTCTCAAATATCATTGAAGCTAGTTCAGAGATTAGTTCATTGTTGGCCCAGGTAGTATCAAAATTTTCCTTGGCTTCTAGTAGCTCCTTAGCAATCAACTCTTGTCTGCAAAGGTGATCGTAGATTGACCCATGATCGGCTGGCTTTACTGAGAACGTCTTATTCTCGGCTAGCTGCTCTAGAGTTAGCTTTGGAAGATTGAAAGCTTTTGATACGACTGAAGCTAGCTTTAAAGCATTTCTAATCTCTGGGATATTGATTAGATTCTTATTCTCTTTTAAGAAATCAACTAGCTTGGCCTTGAGTTCTGAAACTCTTTGGAACTCTGGGGTTGAAGTTATTTTTGTGCTCTCCCCAAATCTTACGCTCTTTTGGACTAGTCTATCCTTAATTCTTTCATAAGATAGTTTAGTCTCAAATAAGCTTAGAATTTCATCAAACTGATTCTCGGCATCGTGGTAATCGCTCTCTAAAAGATTTGATAAAAGATTTGATACTTTCTTATTTGTAACCTTTTCAAAAGCATCTCTATCCTCTAATATTGAAGTATCATCTACTTTAACATTAGTTAGCTTTAGATAAGGCTTAAATGAGTAGTTGGCATCTATAACACCACCAGACTCGGTGATGTAGGTAACTTTATTGCCGTCTACAAAAAATAACTCTACGTTCTCTCTTAACGATCTGGCGAGGTAGTCACCGATCTTAATGAGATTTGAGAACTCTTTTCCACGATTTTCGATTAAATTGGTTAACATATAAATCTTCTATATCAACTTTATTTAGACTGCTTTTCCTGTATCTTTTTATTAAAATACATTTGATTATATTTTAAGGACTTAATAACCTCTATTAATTCCTCTGAACCATTATTTTCCAACAATAAAGTTTCAAGTTCACTTAAATTAATATTTTCAACCTGAGTTGGGGGAATATTCTCAGCAGGCTCACCACCCACAGGAGGAGGTCCACCAGCCCCCATATCACCACCTGGGGGCATTCCTGGCATTCCAGGGGCTCCACCCATCATGGCATTTTGTTGCTCCATTTGCTGTTCCATCTGCTCTTCCATCTCTTCTTGGAGCTTATCTTTAATTTGCTTTATTTGTACGTCATTTAACTGATAATAATCTTTATAGATCTTATCCACTGGGAATATGCCTAGATTCTTAACAGCACCTACTACCATAGCTTTTTGCTGGTCTAGATCAAGTTGTCTCTTTCTAGCCATGTCTGAAGGAGCAGGTAACTTAACTTTAAGTTTCTCAATAACTGAAGTTGGATAACCCTTAATCATTAAGTGTCTATGAGCTATCGTTTCTAAACCAATCTCAATAGCCTTTTGAATTCTGGTTACAACTCTAGCAAACTTAACGTCCAACTGAGCGAGGTTAGCCTTTCTATCTGGAGCCTGATCCTTCTCAACAATGTAATCCTTTGGAATCTTCAAGGCAGCAAGTAGTTTATCTCTAAAGTACTTAACGTCATCTACTTCGCCAAGATTCTCAGCACCTGGGAGAGTTTCAATCTTAGTGCCCGATCCCTTACCATTTACTGCGATGAAGAAGTCCTCATCGGCTGAAATGGCATTGTAAGTCTCTTCCATGTTGCCAGTATTCTTGTTGAACAGCTTGCTCTTCTTAAACTTGTGCATCTGTTCCTTGATATGCATCTCAGCCTTGGAAGAAGGAAGAGATCCAGTATCAATATAGAATATTCTTCTCTCGGGCGCGCGGGCAAGACGATAGATTAACATAGCGTCTTCCATCATCTTCAAGCTCTTGTAAATCGTTCTGGCTGAAGAGGCTATGCTCTTTCCATATGGATAATGCGTAGGATCCGATGTATGTAATCTGAAATGTACGATCTGGCCTGGATCTAGTGGGATTACTTGGCTATTGTCGATATTTGGTCCGACGTTGCCGTAAGTGGTCCAGTTATCCTTCTTTGGAATCTCCTGCAAGAATGAGCTTAGATATCCGAACTCGTCTTCAACTCTGTAGAAGAAGTTTGGATTTAGTATCTTGATTCTTTGGATACCCTTCTTGATGTCATTAATATCGACAACTAATTCAAGGAAGTTATCGCCATACTTTACTGTATTTCTTACGATGTCCCAAAGATAAGTGTCTAATTCAATTCTATCAAATAGATCAATTATTTCCTGCTTGGCATCTTCATCAGCAGTAATAATATCCCATTTAGTTCCGTCTAGGTTTTCCTGTGAGCAATCGTCAGCATAAATATCGAAGGCTGATCCGATCTCTGGATACCCATCCATGTCCTCGTATTCTCTATATCTTCTCTTTCTATCATGTTCGACCTGAGGCAAGATTGGGTAATTAGTCTTGCTATGGGCCATTGAGGTGACCCTAATAACATCTCTAGCCTGAACTGCATCACCGTGTAATGGGCGGCTGGGATTTACTTTAATTGGGCGGGCTGGATCTCTTAGCTGTTGGTCGAATTCAGCCTCTTTTCTAGCATACTTGCCCAAAGAAAAGAACTTAGCAAAGAACTTACCTACAGTTCCGATGGGGCTAAACCAAGGACTGTTTGGGTTAGCGAACTCAGTAAAACCTTCTCTTATTTGCCTATTAGCCATTTATAATCTTCCAGGGTTACATTACCAGTAGCAGTAACTACTTTATATTTATATGACTGCATGGGGCTAAGTGGGATATTCCTGTTATCAATTAAAGTATCTCTTTCAATTAAGCTATTTTCTCTTAACTTATTAAAAGTATTAACTGCCATAGCAAAAGCCATAATTAAATCGTCATGGCAGTTAGTATCAGCTTTAATTTTATTGGTATCCTTATCAATAACAAAGGTTAATAGCTCGTCAACCAACCTTTCTGAGTTAATTTTAACTTTATTTGACCTTATATTATGTTCCATGTCAGCCAGTAAGACTTCCCTATTCTTCTGGGTAATCTGCATACCGATCTCACGGTTATCGTCCATCACTAAATTCTCATACTCTAAACTTTCGTGTAAGAAATAAATTAAATTATTTCCGATACCGTTTCTTTCGCTCAGGACATAAGCCGTATTATAAAGTCTACCCTCATCTACAATAATTTTAGCAAATTCATTTATTGGGGTACGGTTTGAATAGAATTCAGCTACCTGTTCACCATTGTAAAGGTCAATGACATGGAAGGCAGAATAATCTCTTTCTCGACCTATTGATGGGTCACAAGCAATTACATACTCATGATATGGTTGAGGATCCTTCCATACGCGCATACGATTATTGTATTTGATTCTGTATTCACGGTTTACGTTATCCTTCAACTGCCTCAGGATCTCACCGTCGATATAGGTTTCACCAGTTCCTAGGAAGTTAGCCTCATATTCCTGTAACCATTCCTTGAGGCTTAGGTTGGCTCTAGTATTCTTCTCCCAATCATCAATATTCACTGGTGGTTCATACTTTGCCATTAATTCATATAAATGCTCGTACCCTGCTTGTCTAAAGTATTCTGGATGTTCCTTCCAAGTAATATCAATAGCATTGAAATTGTTTTCGCCATTGATAGCTTGAGTATACATTTTGTGAAACCAATTACCAATACCATTTACAGTTGAAAGAGCAATTACAGATCCACCAGTAGAAATGATTGGATAAGCAGCAGCCCAAATCGTATCAATGTGCTCAATGAATGCAGCTTCGTCCAAGATTAGTAGTGATCCAGGAATAGATCTACCTGATTGCTTTCCCGATGCCTTAGACTTAATTACTGATTTGTTTTCCAGTTTGAATGTGTGCTTGTTATCTTCCATAATCTTAGGTTGTAACCAAGCAGGAAGTTCAGCGTGCATCAATTTGATACGATCAATAATTTCGGTAGACTCAGCCTCGCCCTTAGACAAGATAGCCACGGTCTTGTAAGGATTAAACATACAAAGCCACAAAGAATAAGCAGCAATCAATGTGGTACAACCGGCCTGTCTGAACTTTCTAAGTATATTAAATCTGTGTGTAAAGAATTCCTTAATAATTGTTCTTTGAAAAGGATAAAGTTCAAAGTTTACAAGCCCTCTTTTGGGGTGAGAAACTTTTATGTACTTGGATATGAAGTAAACCGCATCAGTTTTACATTTAAGAAATTCTTCTTTAATTTCGTCAAGCGTTAGGCTATTACTTTTCATATGTCTAAAATTATCCTGTCTATATGTAGTAGATTGAATAAGGAGTCTAAATCCTTATCTAGTATAAAGGATTATGTAAACAAAGCTCCATCTCATATAGATATGAGAATTGCAGTAGCTTACGATGCTCCTTCTATATATCAAGGTCATACCCAAAACTTAGACTGGACTACTCTCGATACTAAGTTAGAGGATGATGATATTATAGTGATGTGCCATGATGATATACAAATCATGACTAATCATCACGAGTTTGAATCCTACCTAAAATTATGCCTAAAGCCTAATGTAGGGTTTTTAGGAGTGGCAGGATCTACTTATTTTGATATGGAAAAGATCAATGGAGCTTGGTGGTCCTCCAGAAACTTTGGGGCTACCAGAGGCTTCGTGTTCCAGGGCAACGATCATGTATTCATGGCCCCTAACTACTTTGGCCCTTATGGTCAGGTAGTTGTTTTAGATGGTTGCTTTATAGCCTGTTCTTATAAGACATTAAAGCTGATGGGTCTTCATCAACCAAGCTATCTATCTGGGCCTTGGGATTTCTATGATATTCACTTAACATTCAAGGCTCACAGAATGGGATATTCTAACTTCACAGTGCCTATAATTATTAGGCACGAATCTCCTGGCGAAATGAGAAAAGATTGGTACAAAGCCAGAGATGAATTTGTGAAATTCTTTAGAAATGAGCTGCCAGTAACTTTACCGCATAACAAAACACATGGACTTCCTAACTAATTTTATCATATGGTCACTAGCGACTTTCGGAGCCGCTAATATTATTGTTTATTCAACAATGTTCAAGCCTGTAAGAGAAAGGCTTGTAGGTGTTCCATTCTTCGGAAAGCTCATCAACTGCATCCTTTGTATGGGATTTTGGGTTGGAGTCTTTTGGGGATTAACCATCTGGAGCCCTTCAGAGTATTTTATTCTTAAGCAATCCGTGCCATTTCAACTATTCTTTGATATGCTTTTTAATGGCTCACTCGGAAGTTGTGTTAGTTGGCTAATTTATTTGTCTATAGCTAACAGAATGGCAGGAAAATGAGGACCGATTAAAGGGGCGTAGTCAACACCCGTTAGCGCATGGTCCATTCGCTTTTAATCCAAAATCTAGTTTTAATAGCATAAAGCACCTCCTATAAGTATCTATATGCGGAACACTTACTTTGTAGATATTGATGGCACACTTATCGAACATATTGATAACTTTGCTGATATTACTGACTACAAAGTTTTAAAAGCCCTTCCAGGCGCGCGGGAGAAAACTGCTCAATGGCATT